GGACGAACCGGGCGGCGGCAGCCCTGGGGCTTAATGTATACGGATGGGGAAACGGAAAGGCAAGAAAAAGGCCGAGGGAGGCACAAACTCCGATCGGCCAGATGAAAAATAATGTTATTAATAATATAGCACAGGAAGAGGGGAATTGTAAAGATGGCATATTTAACAGATATTCTGTTTAAAAACGTGGATATAGATACGTTTATCAAAGGACAAGTAGCAATCGAAAAAATTAAAGCTGTGCAGAAATACATTGACGAAGCAATGTACGTGGATAATGAAGTGATATTCTGCATCCTGGGAATTAAACGGATGGAGAAAAAGCAGGAGGACAGTAATGAGCTACCCTTACCGCTGTGATTCCTGTGGCTGTTATCTCGACCCTGGAGAGGCACGTGTATGTGATGAGTGTCAGCAGAGGGAGATGCAGCGCAGGGAGCGAAGGCGATCCATACAGGAATCCATCCACTTAATAGATGGGTGGCAATATGAACTAAAATTAGACGGAGGATATTTATATGGAAAACATTAAGAATAGAACCGAGGAACTATTACTGTCAACTGGCAGGCAGGGGATGGATGGACTTCTGGCAGAGATGGATGGGATGGGATTTTATACAGCCCCATGCAGCACACAGTACCATCTGGCCTATCCGGGTGGGCTTTTAGAGCATAGCCTGAATGTATATGAGTTGATGGACAGGCTTTCCAGCATTTTGTATCCAGAAGTGGATAAGAGCAGTGTCATTATATGCGCATTACTGCACGACCTAGGAAAGGCTGGACAGTTTGGGAAACCAAACTATGTGGTTAACATGCTTAAGGGCCGTGGTAAGAATGCGGAGCCATATCAGTCCCCCACAAAGCCGTATATTGGGAATCCAGAGCTTATGTACATTGACCACGAAGTGCGTTCTATCCAGATTGCAGGCCGTTACATTAAGCTGACAGAGGATGAGAACTGGGCAATCCTGATGCACAACGGCATGTATGGTAATTTTAAGTACCAGATACAGGGGAAGGAAACACCGTTATACCTGTTGTTACATATGGCAGATATGTGGGCAAGCAGGGTGGTTGAAAAGGAGAGTGAAACGGATGGGGAAGCTTGAATTTCGGCTGCTTAAGAAAGATGAGATAGACTGCCGGATTGCAGCGGTATCCCGGAATGGATTATCCCTTCTTCTTTACAAGGACGCCAGGGTAGATCAGAACATCCTTGATGAGACGGTAGGCCCCATGGGCTGGCAGAGGAGGCATTGCAGGGAGAATGCCAACTGCATCGTATCCATATGGGATGATGAAAAGAGGCAATGGATTGAGAAAGAGGATACGGGTACAGAAAGCAACGCCGAGAAGGAGAAGGGGCTTGCCTCAGACAGCTTCAAGCGAGCCTGCTTTAACTGGGGCATTGGCCGTGAGTTATATACCGCCCCTTTTATCTGGATTGGAGATGATGACTGTGATATTTATGAAAACGGTAAAGATCGAAGCGGCAATGTGAAATATAGCTGTTGCGACCGCTTTTATGTGTCCCGTATCGGATATGATGACAACCGTAACATTAATGCGCTGGAAATCAAGAGGCGCAAGAACAACAAGGTGGTGTACAAACTGGGCCAGACCGAGAGCCAGCTGGGGGAGTGGGAATCCAACCTGGTGACGGAGGCTCATATCAATACGCTGTTTCTGGAGCTGAAGCGGACAGGGGTTGGAAAGCTCAGAATCCTGAGAAATTATCAATTAAATGACATCCATGAAATGAGTATTGATCAGTTCCGTGAAGCAATGGATACCATGAAAAAGAAGCCGGATAAGCCCATTACCCCGGGGCCGGAAACAATTCCGCCAGATGACCCGGAGTTGGGGCTTCCATGGAATCAAGAGGGGGATGCTTTTTAAAGGAGGCGGGGTGATGTTTGAGCTGGCGCGGATTACAGGGTATAGGCCGGAGCCGTCAGGAACCTATCTGCAGCTATTCATCCCAGGTAAGAACCTGATGGAAGCAATCATACAAAAGCGTATAAGGACATGTAATGTATGGCTGGAGGATGGGAGGCATATAAGCGCCGAACAGAGAAAAAAGGCGTACGCAACCATCAATGACATAGCCTCCCATACCGGGGAACTGCCGGAAGTAATGAAGGAATGGCTTAAATTCCTGCACATTTACAGGACAGGATGTGAGTATTTCTCGTTATCCAACTGTTCCATGGACACGGCCAGGGCGTTTATCAATACGATTCTGGATTATTCCCTGGAAAATGGCATACAGCTTCTGGATTTTGCCGTTAACCGGACGGATGATGCGAGCCATTACCTATACGCCTGCCTGAAGCTTAGGAAATGCGCTATATGCGGCAGAGAGGGAGAAATACACCATGTAGACACAATTGGCATGGGTAACGACCGGAGAAAGATTAATGATTCTGATTATCGGAAAATATGCCTATGCAGGCAGCACCATACAGAGGCACATGGCATAGGAATGACGGAATTTGAGAGCAGATATAAGGTATATGGAATCAAGTTTGATGATAATTAGTGTTTGAGGAGAAATAACTAAAATTAGTATCAATGCCCTTAGGCTGATACATACAACGGAAATGAGTACTGGTCAGATTGCTAATATGTCACGATATACGTTCTGACCATGGGCCGGGCGTCTGGTTCTCCTTTACCCGGCCCGAAAGGAGGGATTGATACAGATGCGTGAAGATGTTCGGAGAAGATATGGGGAGAGCTATCTATGAAATTTGTTATTTCAGGAACGTATTATAAAGACCGGACATTTCCGGGCTTGAATGAATATATAGCGGAGCTTGGGAGGAACCCACATGCAGGCGGCCGCCTGAAACGTGATTACATGATGATTGCCAGCAATGCCATCCGGAGAGATTTGAAGCGGTATAAGGTCAATGGGCCAGTTATCCTCCATTACCGTTTCTGTGAACCGGTCAAAGGGCGTAAGAGAGATGTGATGAATGTGTTTTCTTTTGCTGACAAGGTAATTGAGGACGCTCTAGTAAAATGTGGAGTTTTGAGTAATGATGACCCATCCCATATGAAAAACACGACTCATGTGTTTGAATACACATCCGGGGTGCCTTTCATTGAAGTGATGATAGAGGAACTTTAAGGGGGAACTTTATATGGACGGACACATCAAACTGTTTCGTAAGTTTCTGGATTGGGAATGGTATCAGGACATCAACACGAAGGTCCTGTTCATCCATATGCTTTTGAAAGCCAACTGGAAGGATGGAAAGTTCATGGGTACAACTGTGCCGCGTGGTTCCTTTGTATCGTCCATCAAGAGCCTTGCATACGAAACAGGGCTTACGGAAAGGGAGATTAGGACTGGAATTTCCCATCTAAAAACGACAGGCGAAGTGACAAGCAAGGCGACAAACAAATATAGCGTATTTACAATCAAAAACTATGATTTGTACCAGTCGGATGACAGGCAAGATGACATTCAGGCGACAGGCGAGCGACATTCTAACGACAAACGAACGACAACAATAGAAGAAAGAAATAAAGAAAAAAAGAAAGAAGATAATAAAAAAGAAAACACCCTAAAGGGTGTAAAAGAAAAGGAGCCTGTAAAGGGTCAGCATAAAAACGATTGTGTGGGTTTTGAGCAGTTATGGCAGGCGTACCCGAGAAAAAAGGAGAAAGCGGCGGCTTATAAAGCCTATAAGGCAAGGCTGTCAGATGGTTTTTCAGAGGACGAGCTGGAAACAGCAGTTAAAAGATACGCGGCTGAATGCGGAAGGCTGCACACAGAAGAACGGTATATTAAGCACGCGGCGACGTTTTTCGGGCCCAATACGCCCTTTGCTGATTACCTTCAGGACAGACAGGAGGCGGGAGAGATTGACCAGCGCAACCCATATGGCTATAAACTATCAGACATTTAAATGCCCTTACTGCCATGACAGCGGATGGGTCATTCAAAAGATGCCGTCAGCGGAAGCTTACGGGCCGTCGATGTCAGACTGGCCGGATGTAGACGTAGCGGCCCCATGCCCAAAGTGCGGAGGGAAAAAGGCGCCCTATGACGGATGCGGATTTCCAAAAGAGTTTTCCGAGGCTGACATAACGCGTTTTAAGTGGGATGAATACGGCCGGGACATGAGCCGGATACAGCAGATCACGGATACCTTCTGGAACAATTATTCCGCATGGAGCATGGAAGGGAATGGGCTGTATATCTGGAGCAAAACCAGAGGCTCAGGAAAAACCTTCCTGGCGTGCTGCCTGGGGCAGTCCGTAAGAGTAAAATACAAGATAGGGGTAAAATTTATCACATCTGTAGATTATCTGGAGAAGGTGTCGGAATCCTTCCGGGAAGAAAACAGGGGAAGGGATGAAAGCCGGGTCTACCGGGACTGTGAGCTGTTAATCCTGGATGACCTGGGGGCAGAAAGCAGGAGCCAGAAAACAAACTGGACGGATAAAGAGTTTTTCAGGCTGCTGGGCGGGAGGTTCTCACAGGGCAAGGTGACCATCATAACGAGCAACCTGGCGCTTACAGGGCTGGATATGGACGAACGCATAACGAGCCGGATTAACGCGAAAAGCATCATTGTCAATTTGCCGGATGTAAGCATAAGGGGGAGGCAGGCGGAACGAAAAAAGGGTGAATTTATCAACCGTTTAACGCGGATTTAATAACCGGTGAGAACCGGTATACATCCTTCAAAAGGATGCAGATATCATGCAGATTGATTATAACAAGAGGAGGAAAAAGAATGAGAGCAGTACTAGACGCGGGAGAATTTAAACGCATCATTGAGAATACGAAAAAATTTGTTCGCAAGGAAGCGCGTAATGATTTAATGTCATGGATATATATGGAGATTGATGCAAAGGAAATGACGATCAAAGCCACAGCCCTTGATGGTCGTCGTGTATCCACTGAGTCAGCAGGATTGACGGAGGCAGACGAATCGTTTGTGTGCTTCATAAGGCCAGAGATACCGAAGGTCTCTCGATATGATGCTTACGCTGAATTAGAGGTAAATGAGAACCGCCTTTTTGTCCGGGTTGGAGAATCAATCGCCGGATATGTACAGCCGGAAGGAACGTTTTATGACGTAAGTAAAGTACTTGAGCCTTTACGGGAAAAAGAAAAAATGGCTGTGATTGGAATGAATGCCAAGTACCTCAAAGAAGCGATGGAATCTATAAGCGCTTACGGTGGGAGTAAAATGTGCAGGATAGAAGTGTATGGGCCTCTCCAGCCGATTGTCATCAGGTCTGGAAGAAAAGGGGAACGGGAGAATGTAAAAATTGTTTTGCCAATCGATATACGTGACTGAAACAGCATGTAACATAGATTAAGACAGAAAGGAGCCAGCCTCCTGCAGGGGTAAGGGTATACCGGGCTTCTTAGAGGAATGGAGTATTTAGAGTTTTTAAAAAGCAAAATAGAGATTGCAAAGGACAGCGGATTTCCGATAAGCCGGAGCGAGCTGAACCCAGCCTTAAAGCCGCACCAGTCGGAGGCTGTCAGGTGGGCGCTTTTTGGGGGAAAACGGGCATTGTTTGAGAGCTTTGGCCTAGGTAAGACGGTACAGGAAATGGAATTCTGCCATCAGGCAGTGAAACGGTTTGGGGGAAAAGCTTTGATTGTGTGCCCCTTGGGCGTGAAGCAGGAGTTTGCGCGGGACGCCGTGGAGCTTTTGGGGTATGACGCGCCCGCCTATGTCCGAAGGATGGAGGAGGTTAAGGAATCAGAGGCGGACATCCTGATTACGAATTACGAGCGCGTCCGCGACGGGGACATCCAGCCGTCCTATTTCACAGCGGCCAGCCTGGACGAGGCTTCCGTGCTGAGAAGCTTCGGAAGCAAGACCTATCAAACCTTCCTGGATAAGTTCAAAGGCGTGCCATATAAGCTGGTTGCCACAGCCACACCGTCCCCCAACCGCTACAAGGAGTTAATCCACTATGCCGGATACCTGGAGGTGATGGACACGGGCCAGGCCCTTACACGATTTTTTCAGAGGGACAGCTCCAAAGCAGGCAACCTGACCCTGTACCCCAGCATGGAGGATGAATTCTGGCTGTGGGTGAGCAGCTGGGCCCTGTTTCTTACAAAGCCGTCCGATATTAGCCCGGACTATTCCGATGAGGGCTATGTCCTTCCGCCCCTGGACATCCGGTGGCATGAGCTGCCGGTGCGTTATGGAGAAGCGGAAGATCGGGATGGACAGATGTCCCTGTTCAATGAAGCGGCGGCAGGGCTTAAGGAAGCGGCGCAGGTGAAACGGGAAAGCATTGACGCCAGAGTGGGGAAAATGAAGGAAATCGTGGAGGGAGACCCTCAGGCGCATTTCATCCTCTGGCATGACCTGGAGGCGGAACGCCACGCGATAAAGAAGGCGCTGCCGGAGGCGGTGGACATTTACGGCTCCCAGGATTATGACATCCGGGAAAAGAGGGTCATTGACTTTTCGGAGGGCCGGACAAGGCTGTTTGCAACCAAAAAAGAGCTGTCCGGTTCCGGCTGTAATTTCCAGCGGCATTGCCACCGTGAAATATTCCTTGGGATTGACTATGAATTTAACGACTTTATCCAGGCAGTCCACCGATGCTACCGATTCCTGCAGAAGGAGCCGGTCATCATTGACATTATCTATATGGAGAACGAGCGGGAAATAAAAGAGGCGCTTGAGCAAAAGTGGGGCAGACATGAGCGCATGGTGGACAGGATGGTGGAAATCGTGAAGAAATATGGGCTGTCAGGAGCCGGAAAAGAAAACACGTTAAAGCGGAAAATGGGGGTTGAGACAGTGAGGGTAGAGGGGAAACGGTATACAGCGGTTCATGATGACTGCGTTGAGGAAACACGAAGGATGGAAGCCAACAGCGTAGGCTTAATTCATACATCCATCCCATTTGGGAACCACTATGAATACAGCTCGAATTATAACGATTTCGGCCATAACCAGAACACGGAGCGGTTTTTTGAGCAGATGGATTTCCTGACGCCGGAGCTTCTGCGTGTGCTAGGGCCGGGAAGGGTGGCTGCCATCCATGTGAAGGATCGGGTTCTGTTTGGAAACGCAACGGGAACTGGGATGCCCACGGTTGAGCCGTTCCATGCGCAGTGCATCAGCCATTACATGAAGCATGGGTTTCAGTATATGGGAATGATAACGGTCGTGACGGATGTGGTGAGGGAGAATAACCAGACTTACCGGCTGGGATGGACGGAGCAGTGCAAGGATGGGAGCAAGATGGGGGCGGGATGCCCGGAATACATCCTGCTTTTCAGGAAGCTTCCGACTGACCGGTCAAGGGCCTACGCGGATGAACCGGTGAAAAAGTCCAAAGAGGAGTATACCAGGCCCAGTGGCAGATAGATGCTCATGGGTACTGGCGCAGCTCCGGGGATCGGCTGATAAGAAAGGAAGAACTCGAGCAGATCTCAGTGGATAACCTTCAGGCTGTTTACCGCGCCTATAGCCGAGACCATGTGTACAGCTATGAGGAACATGTGGCCCTGGCCAAAAAGCTGGATGCAGATGGGAAACTGCCAGCCACGTTCATGGTGGTAGCGCCGGGGAGCTGGAGCTGGGAGGTGTGGGATGACATCAACCGGATGCGGACGCTGAACACCACCCAGAGTCGCCGGAGGGCCCAGCTGCATGTATGCCCGTTGCAGCTGGACATTGTGGAGAGAGTCATTAACCGGTATTCCAACGAGGGGGATTTGGTGTATGACCCATTTGGAGGTCTTATGACGGTGCCGATGACAGCGGTCAGAATGAAACGTAGGGGATACGGCTGCGAACTGAACCCGGATTATTTCCGTGATGGGGTAGGATATCTTCAGGCAGCGGAGGAAGAAATCGAAGCCCCGACCCTGTTTGACTTTATGCCGGAGCTTCTGGGGGAGACATAAGGCTGGTCTTGGGAGGAAAAGCGATGGGATCTGAGGGAATTGACCGTAACGGATGTGAGGGTCTAAAGGAGCTTAAAAGCCCTGGGCCGGAGAGGGAGCTGAGGCAGCAGTTTTACCCGGTGTTTAAGGCGGTTGCGGAGATTGAACGGGGATAAGGAGGATTAAGGATGGACGATAGGAATCAGGGTTATGAGTGCCCGAAATGTGAAAATGAAGAAATAGAACAGGGGCAGAAGTATTGCCAGATATGCGGGAAGCCGCTTGAGTGGAAAGAGGCGGATGATTTACCAATGCTTTTACAAGGCTAATGAATTGAATTTAATTTGAGGCAGCAAATGGAAAAAATAAGTGATTATGAAATGTCTATTAGAAAAACGAAGAAATCGGAGAAGTGCAGTTTGTGCGGATTCCGGAGGAAGGAATATAGAATGGAAACAAGTAAGGAGAGCCATGGAAAAATTACCAGACAAAATAAAACGCATTGATGTAATGCGGATCGAATATGGGAAAAGAAAATTGTGCGAATGTCGGAATCCTCATTATGAAATTGACTATAGAAATAGGCTTGTAACATGTGAGGACTGCGGAGCGGTAATTGAGCCATTTGAAGCCTTATACGAAATCGCAAAACACTATGAGCGATTGGGAGATCAAGTGCAATCTTTACTGGAACAACGGAAAGAGATTGCAAATTATAAGCCTCACTTGGTTGTCATCAAGAACCTTGAAAAAATGTACCGTGATAATAATTATGGCATGGTTCCAGTTTGTCCCAAATGTGGGGAGGCATTTGACTTAAAAGAATTGGTTTCATGGAGAAATCGAAAGTTTCTTAAACCAGAAAATTAAGATTTGAGGTGACAACATGAAGAATAAGCGATATGAGATAATTTGTCCGTATTGTGGCAAGGTACAGTATGCATGTTTATCAATCTTACATACATGGGGTATTGCTGACGGTGGGCGGGGAAAATGCCTGGGATGTAAAAAGATAATGACATTGGTGTTTGATTATGAGGCTGGGACAATGATAGCCAAAATGGCGGAAAACAAGAATGGGCAGACTATTTAATTAAACTGATATTTAACGGAGGTATCCTATGTTATGTAAAAAGACGGAGCGACAACTTGAAGAAGTATATCAAAGTAGAAAACCATACTTAAACCAAAAAGATTGTTGCGAAGAATTACACGCCATGTGCGTGAATTGCGAAAAGTTCTGCGGAGTTAAAGAGCATGATTATTCCGAATGTAGAGATTTGCCGTGTTAAAAAAATTGGTTAGGTCTTGAATATTTGGACTGGGTAAATGGATATTGATACACAACGAAATTAAAACTTTGCCGGAGGTGGATTATGAAAACAGATTTTCACATTGATGTAAAGCCAGTATCCATATCTTTAGAATGTCCACATTGTGATACAGATATTGTATTGAATTGGGAGGATATTCATGTTCCGGATTACTGGGGTGATGATTGGGGAACTGTGGAATGTCCGGTATGTGGAAAAGATGTTGAATTGGGCGATTATGAGTATGATTAGGATTTCCGGGAGAACCGGAGGAAAGGGAAGAGATGGAGTGTGTAAGATGTGACTACTACAAAGCGCATAACTGTAGACACCAGTGCATGGAGTTGCCAGAAGGTAAAACATGTGCGGATTGCGCACATGTAAAACGTTGTACGATGATTTTTGGAGCCAAACCAGAAAATACAAGCTGCGGCTGGGAGCCGATCCGGTTTAAAGCGGCTGTAAATTAAGATTTGATGGAGGAACCGGAATGAAACTTAGCATATTTGATGTATGGATTATAGAAATTGATTGGAGAGCCATAGCAGCATTATCCCTAGCAGGGACAATAGTTAACATTGCATATTTGATTCTCTAATTAAGGCTTATAGGAGGATAACATATGATTTGGATTGAACGGATTTTATTGGCTGGAATTTGGTTCTTTGCAGGTTGGAGTATCGGTAAAGGAAGCGAGATTGAGAAGAAGCGCGATAGAATCATAAATGGAGGTTTTGCTTGTAAGAAAAATAGGATTTTGGAGGATACTTGTGATGGCGATAGCAGGAAAAGGGAGGTACCTGATTGAAAAAGATAGGCAGTAAGCAGTCTAAGGTCAGCCGCATCGACCGCGGCAGGGCCTTGGCAGCTCAGGCCGATGAGGCCATAAGAAAGCGCATTCGGACGGAACCGGCCTATAGGTACACCAGCTTGTGCCCGGATTTAGCATTGAGGGAAGCGCCAAAGGGGGTGAGAAGATACTATGACCCGTGCAGAGAGACGCCGCCTGGAGAGGAGGAGCGTAAAAAAGCCTACATACAATCTGTCGGGGGAGCAGCTTAAGGGGATGAAGCAGGAAGCCGCACGCGAGGCGGCACAGACCGCTTTCCTTTTGATGCTTGGGATACCGGTATTAATGTTTAAGGATCATTTCGGGCAGCTGATGCGCCGGGAGGTGAAAGGGAAGAGCCGTGAGCAGCGTTTTGTGGATTACTGCCTGGAGTTTTACCGTCAGTTTGATAAGGGACTGTATACGCTGGAGGATATCCGGGCAGTGCTGAAGGATGAGTGCGGTATCGAGATTGATATGAGGTGATGGGAGGTGAGGTCGGTGGGGAAAATAAGACCCCTGAATCATAGTAAGTACGGAATCGGAAAGAACCGTTTTAAGGAGCTGTATTATTGGTGTCTTCAGTATGATGAGTGGAAGGATGAGCTTAAATACAAGACAGATACGGTTAAATCCATAGAAATCACAGACATGCCTGTAGCACATAATGGGGGTGATGCCACACAACGGCTGGCAATCAGGCGGGTGCAGTTAGCTAAGAACTGTGAATTGATTGAGCGGACAGTATTAGATGCAGACCAGGATCTTTATCAGTACCTGCTTAAAGCAGTGACGAGCGAGGATGTTACATATCGGTATTTAAAGATGATTATGCGTATTCCATGTTGTAAAGATGTGTACTATGATAGACGCCGTAAATTCTATTGGCTTCTGAGTCAAAGAAAAAATTTTTAAAAAAACCGTACTCACGGGACAAGTCAATGTGGTATATTAATAACATAAGAATTGGGCTTACCGGAGGCGGTGGCCCTTTTCCTTACTGATTTCCCGGCGTCTGAAACTTAGGGCGACCGGGGCCTCCTTTTGTGGAGAGGATAGCCAGATAGGAAGGTGAGGTGATGGCAAACAATGAAAACTTAAATGGGCACGGTTTCCATGAGCGAACAGCGAAGGAACGGCGAGAAATTGCCATAGCAGGCGGTAAGGCATCCGGGGAGGCCAGGAGACGGAAAGCCGCCATGAGAGATACAATGAACCGGATTTTGACTATGAGGGCTGAGGTTGAAGGCCTGTCTGATATATTGCGCGCTGATGGGGGAGAAAGCACTTACGAGGAGATTATCACAATGGCCATGATTGAAAAGGCCATGCGCGGGGATGTGAAGGCTTTTATGGCTATCAAGGACGTGTTGGGACAGACTTCCAAGTCAGAAGAGGATCTGGAGGAACAGAAGATACGGATGGAACAGTTAAAGGCAGACACGGAGCGGATGCGGCGGGAGGCATCCCCGGAGGTGGATGACGGCGTGGAGGTGGTGAACGATGCGCCCAAAGAAACAGGTCAGGATATCCGAGATAGTGATCCTGAAATACCTACCGATTTTTAACGATACAAGGCACAAGCATATTATACTAACATCCGGACGTGCTGGCACGAAGTCCAGCTATGCTGCTATCAGAGCGGATTATCAACTGATTAGTGATAAGCACGGTTCAGTGGTGGTTTTGCGTAAGCACCATAACAAACTACGAAAGACAGTGTACAAGGAGATGCTGAGGGGAATCAATCGTCTGGGCATTAAAAAAAGCGCATTTAAGATTGGAAAGTCCCCTATGGAGATAACCTATAAAAAGTACGGAACCACGATGTATTTCGCTGGCTCCGATGGAATTGATGATACAAAGGGAATCATTGACGAGGATAAGCCCATAAAGCTGGTCATCCTGGACGAGCTGACCGAGTTCTTTGATGATGGCGAGGGTGAGGATGAACTGTCAAACATTGAAGCAACGTTCATCCGTGGAAACCGCAGTGGATTCCAGATGATTTATCTATACAATCCTCCGAAGAACCCGAATGCCCCCATCAATAAGTGGTGCCGTAAGATGGAGCAGCGTGATGACTGTATCCACATACACACAGATTACAGGGATGTGCCGCCTGACTGGCTTGGTCAGGATTTGATTGACTCCGCTGAGGTGATGCGTCAGGCGGATGAGAAACAGTACCGTTGGGTATGGTTGGGGCAGAGCATAGGAGTGGATGAGGTCATCTATTACATGTTCTCAGACCGGCACAGGGTTAAGCCGGAGAAGAAGCATTACAGGGTCATAGGTATTGGTGGTGACTACGGACAGCAGAACGCCACCACATTCCAGGCATTTGGCTTGGATGAATATGAGCACAAGCTTACAGGACTGGACGAGTATTTTCATTCTGGCCGGGAGTCCGGTAAACAAAAAAGCCCTTCCATATACGCGAAGGACTTTATCGAATTTATAGACCAGCTGCGAGAGACATATTTATGCAACTATTTTTATCTGTTTCTGGATCCATCTGCAAAGGGGCTGGCCGAGGAAATCAAGAGGAAAGTTCGTGATTGTGATTACATCATATTGATACGGGATGCGGAAAACGATGTTAAGCTTGGTATTTCCCGCACACAGATGCTCTTGACGTTCAATATGCTAACCATTTCTCCAAAACAGCAGAATGCAATTAATGAGTTTGGGGCCTATGAGTACGATAAAAAGTCCATAGAACGCGGAAAGGAAGAACCTGTTAAGGTTGACGACCATTGTATGGACGCTATACGCTATCTAGTCATGGGGATGTGGAAGAAACTGAAACCATATATGCCAGCGAGTGAATACGAGGATGCAATCAGGAACCCATTGGATGAGGAGGATGAGGATGAACATATTTGAATATTTCAAGAAAAAGAATATTGATACGGTTGACACCTCATTCTACCGCAAGATTGCAGAATGGGACAGTTGGTATCGGAGTAATGTTAGGAAGTTCCACTTTTACCGCGTATATGGTGGGCAGGGAACCTGGACGAGATGCCGTCGGCACAGCCTGGGGATGGCCAAGAAGGTATGCGAGGATATGGCAGACCTGCTGCTGAATGAGCGAGTGAAGATAACCATAAGTGACCAGACCACGGACAACTATGTAAAGGATGTCCTGCGGCAGAACAATTTTATGACCAAAGGAAATGAGTATCAGGAACGCAAGGCGGCAAAAGGAACAGTTGCGTATGTGCCCTATCTGGCTGACGCGGAGGTGGATGCTCAGGGGAATGTTCTGAGTGGCACAGTGAAAATCAACTATCTGGAGGCACCGAATATCTTTCCGCTATCCTGGGAAAATGGGAAAGTGACAGAGTGCGCTTTTGTATTTCCAAAGACATGCCGGAGGAAGAAATACGCACAGATACAATCCCATCGTTTGGAAAGTGGCCTTTATGTGATTGAGAATACTGTGGTAGATTGCACGACCGGAGCAGGTCAGGAGCTTACAAAGGATGAATGGTCACAACTCCCGGTGTTTTCCGGCCTCGCTGAACGGATAGAGACCGGTTCTGGAAAGCCTCAGTTTGTCATTGACCGGCTGAATATCGCCAACAATGCTGACGAGGATGACAGTAATCCAATGGGGGTTGCACTGTTTGCCAATGCGGTTGACACCCTGCGAAAGATTGACCTGACCTATGATTCTTACGCAAATGAGTTCGACCTTGGACGGAAACGTATATTCGTAGCACCGGAGCTGTTGGATGATAAGAACGGTAATCCTACGTTTGATACCAGTGATACAGTATTTTACCGACTGCCGGAGGATTACCTTAAGGACACCAATGAGGCTATTAAAGAGGTCAACATGGAGCTGCGCGTGGATGCCCACAGTAAAGCCATAGATGACGACCTGAATTATCTGGCTGTCAAATGTGGTTTCGGTACCCAGCGGTACAGGTTTGTGGATGGGAATGTCCAGACCGCAACGCAGGTTATATCTGAGAACAGCGACATGTACCGGTCCGTGCAGAAGCATGAGCTTATACTGGATGAGGTATTAAAGGAACTTATCCACATTATTATCCGCCTGGGGATGGCAGCGAGGGTGGCAGGGCTTAAAGAGGATACGGATATCACGATTGACTTTGACGATTCCATCATTGAGGATAAGCAGACGGAACGCAATGAGGACAGGAAGGATGTATCCATGGGGGTGATGTCCCTCCCCGAATATCGCGCCAAGTGGTATGGTGAGACAGAAGAGAGGGCCGCTGCCAGGATACCAGATCAGACAGGGGTGATACCATAAAATGAACCGGTCTTATGAGAGCCGCATGACCGTAGGGCTGGAACGAAAGTTCCGCAGCCTGGAGAACCGCATCATGGATGATGTGGTACGGCGGATTAAGAAAACAGGACAGATAACCTCTTCCGCGGACTACCAGCTGAACCGGTATTACATCCTTGGAAACAGCACCAAAGGCATAGAGGACATTGTTAAGAGCGCTGTGGGTAATGACTACCCCGAGACATTTAAACTCTATGATGAAGTGGTTGAGAAGCAATATACCCGGTCAAAAGAGCTTTATGAGCAGGTCAATGAGGAATTTATCCCCTATGAACAGAACGAGCAGTTACAGCAGCTTGTGAATGGCCTCATCCAGCAGTCTAATGACGAACTGCATAACATCACCCGGTCCATGGGTTTCATGGTGGATATGGGAGGAGGCAGGAAGGTGTTTTCTCCGTTATCGGATTACTATAACCAGTATCTGGATAATGCCATCGTGGAAATTACTTCCGGTGCCTTTGATTACAATACGGTTATCCGCCGTGTGGTTGGCCAGATGACCAATTCCGGTCTGCGCACCGTGGATTATGCCAGCGGACATACCAGCCGGTGTGACGTAGCAGCTCGCAGGTCCATCATGACGGGATTATCACAGCTGACCGGTCATATATCACAGGCGAATGCGCAGAAGTTCCACACGGAGTATTTTGAGGTTGACTGGCATGCTGGTGCAAGGCCATCACATCGAACATGGCAGGGGAAGGTCTGGAGCTATCGGGAACTGGTGACAGTGTGTGGTCTTGGGACTGTGACTGGCCTACAGGGTGTGAACTGTTACCATGAGTATTATCCGTTCATTCCAGGCATTTCTGAACGTCAGTTTAGCGACGGATGGCTCGCAGAGCAGAATCGCAAGGAGGATATAGCTAAAACCTTTAGAGGTAAAAAGTATACGCTATACGAAGCCACACAGCGTCAGCGGTATCTGGAAACCAACATGAGGGCACAGCGCCAGAAAGTAAGGTTATTACAGCAGGCCGGAGCATCCCAGGATGATATCATACTGGCGCGTTGCAAGTACCAAGCCCAGCTGGATGAGTACAAGGCGTTCTGTAAGCGGATGGGATTACAGGAACAACGGGAAAGAATCTATTATGATTTGCAAGGAAGGGTTGCGCCAGGAAGGAGGACTGCCAGGTGATTGAAGTAAAGGTAAGGCGAGATGGCCTGTCATTATCAGGACATGCCGGATATGGCCCAAGAGGCCAGTCAATCGTGTGTGCCGCCGTATCGGCCATCACACTGACTATGATTGATGGCCTGCGGGAGATAGCGGGTATCAGGTTAACTGAGACTGTGGAAAGCGGCAATGTATCAGTTAAATGGCAAAAGCTGAATGATACAGGCAAGGTATTGATTGATACATGGTTTTTAGGATTGTGCCATATCAATGCGCAGTATAATTGTATACAGTTTATATAGCGCCTCATTGCGGGTGCTTTTATTATGTCCAAAACGTGATGACAAAAAAGCATCGGAACAGTTCACGCACTTAAAACGGAGGTTAAACATGAGAAAGAGATTATTTGATTTACAGCTTTTCGAGGGCGGCGGCGGAAGCGGTGCTGGGGCAGCCCAGGGCGGAAATGCCGGAGCTGGTGACGGCGTTCAGGGAAGTGCCGGAGGAAAGGGAACATATAGTTTTGAACAGGCGGAGGAAATAGCCAACGCAAGGGCACATCGTGCAGAGCAGGCGGCCCTAAAATCCTATTTCCAGCAGCAGGGCATGACCGAGGATGAGGTAAAGGCTGCTCTTGCTGACTATAAGGCGAATAAGGAGAAGCAGAAGCCCAATCTGTCCGCCATTGAGCAGGAACGGGACAATGCATTAAAGGAACTGGAGCAGGTGAAGAACTCCAATCTGCTGCGGGATAAAGGAGTAAAGCCTGATGACCTGGACTATGTGCTGTTCAAGGTTGGTAAGCTGGTTGATGATAAGACGGACTTTGCAAAGGCGGCAGAGAAATTCCTGAAGGATAACCCACGATTCACAAGCCAGGGCAATTACCGTGTTACGACCTCCGCGCAGGCAGGCGGGGCAGGAAGCGCCCAGAACACGAATGATTTTATCAACAATGCCATCCGCATGGCAGCAAGAAGATAAGGAGGATTTATGAGACATAGAAAATTTGATTTACAGCTTTTTGAAGGGGACGCGCAGATTATTGACAGGACTGGTGCAGCAGCACTTATTCCTGAGGAAAATGCGAGGGAGATCATCCAGGGGGTAGTGACACAGTCCGCAGTCCTTCAGCGGGGCAGGAAATTGCCGAACATGTCCAGTAAAACATATAAGATGCCGGTGCTTGACATGCTCCCGATTGCCTACTTTGTCAACGGTGATACCGGGGCGAAAAAGACCACGAAGCAGGCCTGGGATAAGAAGCTTATCACAGCGGAGGAGATTGCGGTTATTGTGCCAATCCCTGAGGCAGTACTGGACGATTCTGACTATGACATCTGGGGAGAGGTCAAGCCAAGAGTTATCGAAGCGTTTGGAAAAAAGATTGATGGGGCTGTTCTTTTCGATGATGATAAACCATCTACATGGAGGGACGGTGTTGTGACCACTGCAACAAATGCAGGCTCAGTTGTTACTATCGCTTCAGGGGATAGTCTGTATGACAAGATTATGGCAGAAGATGGAGTCATTGCCAAAATTGAAAGTTCAGGTTATTTTGTTAACGGGCATATGGCTGATATTTCCATGCGTGCGAAGCTGAGAGGGCTGAAGGATTCTACAGGAAATCCGATATTCAAGAGTGACATGCAAAGTGGCACTACATATTCCCTCGATGGCAGCCCAATGAATTTCCCTAACAATGGTTCCTTCAATAAGTCAAAAGCACTGATGATTTCGGGGGATTTCGGTCAGCTGGTATACGCAATCCGACAGGACATCACCTTCAAGCTGTTTACTGAGGGAGTTGTTCAGAATACGGATGGCACGATTGCCTATAACCTGATGCAGAATGACATGGTTGCTCTGAGAGCGGTCATGAGGCTGGGGTGGGAGATTCCAAATCCAATCAATTCTGTTCAGACAGACAAGTCTAAAAGATGCCCATTTGCTATCTTAAAGAGCGCATAGGAGGTTGTGTATGCAGATTACAGATGCATTAAAAAAACTTTACAAAAGGGTTACAGGGAAATCATCTTCCCCTACTGACGAGCAGATTGCTGAATTAATACAGAAATTGGCAGATAACTGGCCCGTGGGTGGAGGATATACTCTGCCAGCTGCAACCTCGAATGCACTTGGAGGGGTTAAAAAAGCACCTGCCGTCAATTTTAATACTTCGGGGGCGACTGCAGAAACTTGCGCAGCTGCAATCAAGGCGATTATTGATGGGCTGAAAGAAAGCGGTGCTATGGAATAGGAGGAATCAGGATGTATGTGGATTATGGTTATTATTGGGTTGATTATGGTGGAAAAATGCCGGAAGAAGCATTCCCAGCAGCTGAACACAAGGCAGAAGCGTACATCCGATACCTCACCCATCTGAATGGTGACATATTTTCTTTGCCTAATGATATGGTTAAGGATGCGGTCTGCGCGGCGGCTGATGTATATTATGCGGCCGAACAGGAGCAGGAGCAGAGAAAGGCGGAAGGAAAGGCCGGCCTTGTCCGGTCTGAGAACAATGACGGCTATTCTGTGTCTTATGTAGTGGAACAGACAGACGGTCAGACGGCGGAAGAAGCGGTCAGACGGAAAGCTTATGATGCTGTGTATATGTATCTGCTGCCTACTGGCTGGCTGAGGCGGAAAGTGGGGTGCGGACATGCTCACGAATGCAGACATAACAGTCTATAACTCATTCCTTGACCCTGGAAGCCGGATGCGTGTCTGGCATCGAACCATTATTAAGGGGGTATGGTTTTATGTAGATAATAAAGTCAGCCTGACGGATGGCGGCATTGCATCTGCTGATGCCTATAAGGTGAGAATACCGGTTCACGCTGATTTTGATGGAAGTCAATATGTGCCGCCGGATGAATATGTAGGGGCCGGTGACACATGGACACTGAAAAATGATGATTACATCGTCAAGGGAATTGGGCGAGACATCGAAAAACCAGCAGATCTGCAGAAAGAGAGTCGACCGGCGTTCAAAGTTACATCATGGTCAGATAACCGTTATGGCGGTGTGAAGCATTGGCGTGTGGGAGGTGTGTAATGTCGAAACCAAAACGTAATATACTAATTCAGACACCGAGAGGACAAATATCCCAGTACAAAACAAAAGATGGTAAAGTAGTTGCAAGACTTGACTGGGAGGCAGGGTTTGGCCCGCGAGCTTCTCAGGGGTTCATGAATGCGCAGGCCTTTGTGGATTCTGAGTGCCTAAGGTATATGGATCCGCTTACTTCCAGGCGCACTGGATACATGATAAAGTCAGCTATCTTGGGGACGGTCGTTGGAAGTGGGGAAATTGAATACCTAGCCCCTTATGCAAGAAAACAATACTACGAAGGTAAGGGGGACGGCGGGAACCGAGGGAAATTATGGTTTGAGAGGATGAAAACAGCCAAGGCTGAAACCATACGAAAGGGGGCGAACATGATTGCCGCAAACAATAAGTAATGAGTCGATGATTGCAGCCCTGAGGCAGTATTTTATGGGATGCCCGTACCTTAGGGACGGGGAATTTAATATTGATTATCTGCCAAACGGCAGGTCATATAGTCTTGATCCGATTCCATCAGAGCCTGTTTATAAGGAGTATGTGGATGGAGGGAAAATATATCAGTTCCAATATTCCTTCACATCCAAAGAGGCTTATGATGGCGACTCCAGAACCATGATAGATAACTCATTTTTTTATCAGAATCTCTCGGAATGGGTTGAACAGCAGAATAATGAGGATATCCTGCCGGAACTGAAAGGCCGCCAAGTGATATCAAACACGTTGATGTCGAGCTATTACCTGTTTGGATCTGATGCAGACCTTGCCAAGTACCAGGTACAGCTCAGACTTTTATATGAATAGCAGGAGGAAGCTAAATGGCAAATGTAGATAAACTGAATGAAGGTAAACTGATTAAGCGTTCAAAACGGGTATCATTCATGAACGTAGGCACAACTGACGAACCGAAGTATATAAGGATGCAAGGTTTTTCATCTATGTCTGAATCCAAGAGCGCAAAGGAATATTCTAGGCAGTATGTAGATGAGGACACAGAGCGTTCCGATGTGGTTGCCTATGCTACTCAAATCGGGTACAGCTTCGATCGGCACAGCCCGTTTTCTGTACACGAAAAGGTTGCAGAAATCACAGATAATGAGTATACCGGATCCGATGCAACTGTGGAAATTGTAACTGTTGACTTGTTTGCGGACGGGGATGCAAAAGCGGCGCGGAAACGTGCTTATAGCGTCATACCGGATACTACCGGCGACGGAACGGATGCCTTGATTTATTCTGGGAATTTCCGTGCAGCAGGAGAATTTACACTGGGTACGGCAACATCATCAGATAAGTGGCAGACAGTGATATTTACAGAGGGAAGCGTTTCTGAACCAGCTCCTGAATTGGGAAATCTAACCGTAAGTAGTGTGGCGGGGGCGAACACAGGAACCACTAAAGTAACAGTGGCACCTAGCAAGGATCCAGGAAATACATATCGGTATAAGACTGGGGTAAGTGTATCTCTTCCGGTCTATGATGAAGATTGCGGCAGTATGACAAATTGGGATGGAGTAGCAGATATTACGGCAACAACTGGACAAAAAATTCTGATAGTAGAATGCGCAGAGAGCAAGGCTAGGAAAGCAGGAATTGCAACCATAACATCAAAAGCATAGCATAAAGGAGTGAGCCTATGAGCCAGAAATGGAATTATAATAATTTAGAGTTTGAAGTTGACCTGCAAGATGCAGATTTCGCAGAGAAGTATGAAAAGGCGTTCAGTCGTATGGCGCAAGATGAAAAGATGGTACAGAAGGCAGGAAAAAATAGTGAGGTTATCCGAGGATATTGCAGCCTGTATCATAATTTGTTTGATGACATATACGGAGCAGGAACATCAGAGAAACTATTTGAAGGAAAGGTTAATGCCGGTATATGTGAGCAGGCCTATTTGACGTTCATTGATGCCTGCAAACGGTGTAATGAAGAAGCATCTCAGCGTAGGGGACAGTTAATGAGTCGGTACGCACCACAGCAGAACCGACAGCAAAGACGGAATCAGCAGAAAAAAGGGTATAGAGGAAGAGGAGGCCATCAATGAACCTCCTTTATGACCCATTCCCTTGTGCAGTTGAGTTGCATGGGGTTGATCAGAAAATCGTAACAGATTTCAAGGATTGGCTAAGGTTCATAGACATGTTGAGGTGTGATGGCCTTAACCAATCTGAAAAAGCCCAGATGATGATGGAAATGTATCTAAGTGAGATACCGAACTGGCAATGGGGAATGGCGCATGAGCCACTCCTGAGGTTTTTTCGTATGGAGGAAGATACGGTAGAACCAAAGCTAAATTCAGAATATGTAGATAAGGAACTGGTGCAACCGAAGCAACTGTATGATTTTGTATTTGATGCAAAATATATTATTTCCGGGTTCTGGCAGGATTACGGAATTGACCTAACGGAGACAGACATGCACTGGTGGAAGTTTCGTATCCTTTTGGACGGTTTATCATCTGGTACGGAATTTAAGCAGAGGGTGATGTACCGGAACACAAACACAGCAGATATCAAGGACGTGAAGGAACGCCAACGCATTCAACGAATCCAAAGGGCAATCGCTATCCCTCAGCCTGCTCCATCAGACGATGAGATAGGAGGGATGTTCTGGTGAAAAATATTTTACCGGTATATATGGATAGTTCATTGGATATAGGAGGATTCCGCGATAAGATACCTAAAATCCATAAGCCGCCCTTTGAACGAAAATGGTATACCTGCCCAAATTGTGGTAAAAATGTTGCCTTATATGATAACACAGCCCATTGCGCGGGTGTTTATGTGAAATGCAAGGAGTGCAGAAGAGAATTTGAGATAAGGATTTAGCATCTGTGAGCCTGTGAGCCGTGCTACTGCGAAAGGAGTAGTATGGCTCATTTTGATTTACAGTTATTTGCGACTGATGGTCATCTGAATTTTGATACTAAGATTGATGAAAAAGGGTTCTCAAGCGGTATTGGAAAGCTTGGAGGCATAGCGAAAGGCGGATTGGCAATTCTTGGTGCCTCCGTTGCAGGCATTACTACTGCTTTTGTCGGAATGTCCAAGGCGGCCTTAGGGTCGGTAGCCAGTTTAGAGCAGAATGTGGGCGGCGTGGAAACGTTGTTCAAGGAAAATGCAAAGACGGTCATTGAAAATGCCAACAATGCCTATAAAACAGCTGGATTATCTGCAAATGAATACATGCAGAGCGTTACGAGCTTTTCCGCCTCATTACTGCAAAGCGTATCTGGTGATACCGCAGAAGCAGCAAAAATTGCCGACATGGCGATGGTGGACATGTCTGATAATGCTAACAAGATGGGTACGGATATGGCGTCCATCCAGAATGCATATCAGGGATTCGCAAAGCAGAACTATACAATGTTGGATAACCTGAAACTGGGTTACGGTGGAACGAAGGAGGAAATGAACCGCCTTCTTGCTGATGCCTCTAAAATATCAGGTGTAAAATATGACATCAGTAATCTGAATGACGTATATTCCGCCATTCATGTGATCCAGGGAGAGCTTGATATAACAGGAACCACTGCAAAAGAGGCCTCAACCACCATTGAAGGTTCTATGAATTCCGCCAAAGCGGCTTTTGACAACTTTCTGAACGGATCAGGAACTGCTGCGGAACTGGCTGATGCGATCGCCATTGTTGCCCGAAATGTGGGAAAAAATCTGGGCGAAATTATCCCGAGACTGGCTGAGACAGTCCCAATGGTGGTCGGGGAACTATGGCAGGAATTTGAAGGAAGCGCAGACCAGTTCATCCAAATGGGGGCTGGCCTTGTGACGGATATCGCAACAGGGCTTGTTGAGCAATTGCCCACCTTCATTGAACTTGCCGTATCTTTTATAAATACACTGATTCAGGGACTGAATGATAACATGCCCCAGTTGCTGGAGGCCGGAGGCTCCCTGCTTATTGCCATCACTCAGGGCATAATCATGCTGGCCCCATCCTTGTTATCACTTGGGTTGTCCATCATTGACGGCATTATCCAAGGACTGATGGCCAATGCGCCGACACTGCAGGCACAGGCTGCAAATCTGTTCAATCAGTTCACTGCTGCTATAAGTACGCACCTTCCAAAACTCTTACAGCAAGGGGCTGATGCGCTCAACCAGTTTGTACAAGGACTTTTAAGCAAGATTCCATCCCTTATATCTAATGCAGGGAATATTATCAGTAAGCTTTGTGATACATTCCTTGGTATCCTGCCACAGATACTTGAGACGGGCAAAAAGTTAATTGGACAGCTGGCCCAGGGAATCATATCTAATCTTCCGGCAGCCATAGGAGCAGCAGCCAAGGCGTTGATTCAGATAATTGCCACAATTGCAAGCCATCTCCCGGAAATTTTGCAAAAGGGAATTGAATTACTGGGCGAACTTGCAGCCGGAATCATCCAGGCCATCCCGGAGCTGGTCGGAAAACTGCCTGAGGTGTTCACAGGTATAAAGGATAAATTCTTAGAATTTGACTGGTTGCAAATTGGAAAGGATATTGTAAAGGGCATTGCAAACGGCCTTAAGGGCGCGTTGAGTACGGTTATAGATGCAGCTAAGAGTGTGGGAGAAGCTGCTTTAAACGGTCTGAAAAGCCTGTTGGGTATCCATTCGCCATCCCGTGTGTTTAGAGATGAGGTCGGACGGAATATCGCATTTGGTATTGGTGACGGTATCCGCCAAAATAAGGATTATGTAAAGAAAAACGCCGAAGATGTTGCGCAGGCTACTCTAGATGCAGCCAAGAAGAAGCTGGAGAATCATAAGGTGTATAACAAGCTGACTCTGGCGGAGGAGGCAGGATATTGGGATGAGGTGCGTAAGCAGATAGCTGAGGGTACCCAGGCTAGGATTGATGCTGACAGGGAATACCTTGCAGCCAAGAAGGGCTTAGATGACCAAATGTTAGAGGTGGAGCAGACCTATACAGACAAGGTTGCTCAAGCGTACAAAGATCTCAATGATAAAATACAGGATTTAAATGATCAGTACAAAGATGCAGTCAGCCAGCGCTCGGAGCAAATTAAGTCAGCCTTTGGCCTGTTTGATGAATTTGATGTGAGTACGGAACTTACTGCGGACGACTTGCTTAACAACTTACAGTCACAGGTGGACGGGCTAAGACAGTGGCGCGATAATTTGAAGGGGCTGGAGCACCGAGGGATTGGTGATGACCTCCTGGAGGAGCTGCGGAACCTTGGGCCCCAGGCGGCTGCTGAGATACAACTCATGACGGAGATGAGCGATGACCAGCTGGATGAATACGTAAGCCTGTTCAGGGCTAAGAACCGTATCGCGCGCCAGGAAGCTGTGGCAGAGATGGAGCCGATGCGGGAGGAGATATCCCAGCAGATTGCACAGATGCAGCGCGAGACTTCAGAGGAGTTGGCATCCTATCAGAAGGAATATATGGACGCCATGACGGAGTTAGGCGTGTCCCTGAATCAGCCAATGGAAGCTATGAAATTGGTAGCCGCCCAGAATGCGGTGGCGCTCGTGTCTGAAATGGCTGGGGCCGTTAAGGATGCCTCTAGCTCAACGGAGAATGTAGATAAATTCAAGGCAATCGCTCAGAATATCTTGGGGGCTACGGAAACATTGCCAAATAGCATGGAGGATATGGGTAAGCAGGCAATCACCGGAATGATAGACGGCATTAAAGCTATGTCAGGCCAGTTGTATAGCACAATGCAGTCTGTTGTATCCTCTGCCGTTCAGGCAGCAGTACAGGCTATGGTAAGCAGCGGAGGTGTTGAATCAGCAATAGCAGAGGCTGATTATATGACAGGAGCGATGAGCGTCCCAACACGTACCTATGGAAACGAGGGCTATGGTCCTGGCTATCTCATGGATTACCGCCGGATGGGACAAGAAATGGCTACCGCAATAGATGGCATGTCTGTTCGTATGGACGGTAAGGCTGTAGGTAATGTAGTATCAGAACCGGTGAATGATAACCTTGGAGGGATTGGAAGGGCCGAAAGGAGAGATATGTAATGGCGGGAGTATTAGGCATTACATTTGATAGCGAAAAACATACCTATGATGATTTTGGACTTCGGATTAAATCCATAAACATAGGTTTTCCGTCCGTAAAGGAAAGCAAGATAGAAATTCCTGGGGCAGATGGGTATCTGGATATAACCGATTATTTCGGCACCAGGTATGAGAACAGGAAGCTTACGATTGAGTGTGATCTGGAGGATAACGGGTATTACAACTGGGCTGGCATTATAAGTCAGCTCAGTAATTACCTTCATGGAAAGAAACGGAAGATCGTACTTGACTGGGATAACGGATTTTATTACCTTGGCCGAGGAAACTGCGAGTATGAAAAGAAGAACCGCGTATATAGCCTGATCACGTTGAAGTTCGACTGTGACCCTTATAAATACGAACTCACAGCAACTGATGAGGACTGGCTGTGGGATCCGCTTGATTTTGAGGAGGGGTCAATTAAGGAATATGGAAATTTGGTTGTTGATGGCACACTTACCCTTACGGTCATAGGATCCCCAATGCCAGTGGTGCCGAACATTATAGTATCTTCTGATATGAAGGTGAATTTTGATGGGGAGATTTATGAACTGAAAAGGGGAGAGAATTACCTGCCAGATATCGAAATAAAGGATAGAGAATACATGATGACGTTTACAGGACATGGCATAGCGACAGTGAGTTATAGAGGAGGAAGCCTATAATGTATGTAATTAACAATGTGGTCGATGGAATGACATACCGTCTTCATGACCAAACGGACAGGAATCTGAGAGTGATAGAACCGAGGCTTAAACGCACTCTTAATAAGACCGGGGAACTTACCTTTCAAATACCTTCCAGCCATATGTATTACAGCACCATAAAGAAGATGAAATCATCTATTCAGGTATTGGAGGACGGGGATCTGATATATGAAGGGCGTGTATTGTCGGATGAATCGGATTTTCATAATACTAAAGATGTAATCTGCGAGGGAAGCCTGTCCTATATGATAGACAGCATTCAGCGTCCGTTCTCTATCACCGGGAGCATATATGATTTCCTGTCAGCGATGATAGACCGGCATAATGAACAGGTAGAAGAAAGAAAACAATTTGTTCTTGGTCGCGTGAATGTGGCTGATGAGAACAACGAGCTGAAGCGTGAGAGCACTAAAATAGATCATACCTGGAATATTTTGAAGACACAACTAATTGATGTTCATGGAGGATATATTTGGATAGAATATAAAAACGGAAAAAAATACCTGAATTACACGTATGATTATGGCGGACGGAATGAACAGCAGATACGTTTCGGCGTCAATCTTCTGGATCTGACCAAGTATCAGGATGCCACCAATATTATAACCTGCATAATACCATATGGCGGAGATGTAGAGTATCAGGACGAGCTTGGGGAAACACAAACTGTTACGGTTGACATTACCTCGGTCAATAATGGAAAAGATTACATCATGGCCGACCAGACTGTGTTGGATGAGTACGGGAAGATATGGGGAACCTTCCAGTGGCCGGACATCACAGACCCGGCAAGACTTTTGGAGAAAGCCAGAGAATACCTGAAGGAGGCTTCTGGAATCCCTGACACTTTGAAGGTCTCGGCGGTTGATCTGAATTACACAGGAGCGGATATACGCCGGTTCCGCGTGGGGTATTACACCACTGTAATCAGTAAGCCGCACGGAATCAGCAAGGATTTGCTGTTGGCCCAGCTGGATCTGTACCTGGATAATCCTGCAAAGGGCAGCATATCACTTGGATCTACGGTGGAAAGTTTTACAGGGGCTACGGTCAATAAGCAGGTAAGTATTTCAAAGGCCGTACAGCAGTCGGAAGAGAAAATTAGTAATGAGATAGCTAGGAAGATTGATAATGCTACCAACCTTATAACAGGAGGGTTCGGCGGGTATGTCATCCTAGACAATACAGACCCGGAAACGGGGAAGAAAATGCATCCGTGGCGTATCTTGATTATGAACACACCTGATAAAGATACAGCTCAGAATATCATTCAGATAAACCAGAATGGTATAGGATTTTCGACCAGTGGAATAAACGGACCATATCGAAATGCCTGGACGATTGATGGAAATCTTGTGGCGGACTTTATCACAGCCGGTCAAATGATGGCGGATAGGATACGAGGCGGTATTCTAGAGGTTGGAGGGAGCGGTCTTGCTCAAAATGGAAAAATTGTGGTTAAGGATGTTTCGGGGGTTGTCCTAATGCAGATGGATAAGAATGGCATTACCATAAATTCGGGCCGTCTAAAAGCCCCGGATATATCAGGTGGTCATGCTATCTTCGCAGATGGTCTCTTTGAAGCAAACGAAGATATGATATATATTGGTGGATTTCAGGCAACCAATGCTTGGGGACGAGATATTTTTCAGTCTTATGATGAGCAGTGTGGCATGTCAGCGAATCCAAATAAAAAAGGGGGATTCTGGTTTTGGGCCGGGTGGATTAATGAAAACAGCTATGATTTTGCTGTTAATAATAGTGGGCTGTGTCTGGCAAATGATTTCAAATGCATGGGAAATCAGAGCTTTTGGAAAGGCTGGACACTTACTGCTACTATGGAGGACATCTATAATAAACTCAGTAATCTTCAAGAACAGATTGATAGTATTGATATGGGAGGCGGTGCGTAATGGCAACACAGCCAGTATATATTGACATTAATAAAGAGATACAAGATTGGGGAAATGCCAGGTATGGTCGACAGGTTCGTCAGGCAAATATAAGCGCTCTTACAAAGATTCAGAACCAAATGAATGGGGCTGTAGACTATTTGATTGAAAAAGGAGATGCTGTTGACCAGGCCGCTCAAGATGTACAGGATGTACGTCAGGAGGCCCAGGGGGCTGTAGACCATGCGAACGCTATCACAACTCAATATAAGCAGTATGCGGATGAGAAACTTGTTGAAACGGAACGTGAGAGGCAAGCTGCGGAACAGGCTAAGCAAAGCGCTGATGACGCGGCTATATTGTCCCAAAGCTGGGCGATTGGCGGAACAGGAAGCCGTCATGGTGAGAATGGCAATAACAGCAAATACTACAGCGACCAGTCCAAGGCAGATGCCGACAGGGCCAAAAATGAGGCAGACAGGGCAGCTCAGTACGCGAGCATCATCCCTCCAACATTCCACATTGATTTTGACACCATGGAGCTGATACAGGACAGCCAGGGAGGAGGAATCACATTCACGTTAGACGAAAACAAGGTGCTGTCATTTGAATACATGGCATAGAAAGGAGAGGACTAACATGGCAAGTTTGGGAACTGTCGGTATAGCCGATAAAGGTAAATACAGCGCGGACGTTGCCTATTTCAAAGGTAATTTTGTGTATCACAATGGGTCGTCCTGGCTTGCGCTGAAGGATAATTTGACTGGCGTCACACCGGAGGAAGGAGAGAATTGGAAGTACCTGGCCAGGGGATATGCCGCAGAACTATTATCTATGATCACGGCCCTGGATACCAGCGGGGTGCTGGGGGAGGCTGGGGCCAGCGTATCCGCGCAGTCTTTGATTGATTATCTTACCGATTCGGTAATGAATAATCTAGTCAAGAAAAATGATATATCCAATGTCCAGTTGAATGACCCGTCCAAAGTCCCATCCTGTGCGTTGGCGTACGCAATGCAACGTGAAGTTGATAAACTAAATACCCAATCTGACAATTTAATGATGAAAATTACATCCGGCAGCATGACAGAGACAAT